GGTATTTCTAAAGATAAGATAATAAGATAAAATAACAGAATGGATAACATGAACCAGTATTGGGCTAGTGAATTCAAAATGGCGTGGGAAATGCTACTGGATATGCTTTATAAGGTTAAAGGATATTCATATTCAGACGAAACAGGGTCTGGTGGAATGGATCAGGATATGCAAATAAAGTTAATAGGTATTAAGGCAGAGATAGAGATTGACAAACGTAAAGGTTGTTTACATCACAAATATAAGCATTATGCAGTTTTAATATATGAAGTAATAAGGGTAGAATAAATATTGACATAACCATCAAAATAATAATATAATGTCTTTTATAGCGGACACCATAGTCTAAAAATTCGATACACCACTTTTAAGGAGTGGTTTTTTTATGGGATTTTTAATTATCAACGCAATACCAACAGCAACCATAAACGATCTAAACTCACGCTTCAATATGAATCTATCCAGAATACTAATATCAGGGCGAATGGGTATAGAGGATTATGAGGATAGGGAATTTGAGGCGGTAAAGAGGTTTATGGAGAGCAATACCGAAGTGAATTATGAGTGCAATAAATATTAAGAAGCTGACAAGTGAAGAAATCCAGGAACTTAATGTTACTGCTGCTCAACAAAGAATACTAGAGAATACAAATTTAATTATTGATTTAGAAAAAGAATTATTTGATGAGATTAGAAGACTTGGAGAAGCAAGAATTAAGGTTGAACAATTAAAGAGTTATAAGAGTGCTTTAGTTGAAACAAACAGGGCAATTAAAGCGGTGATTAGTAATGGCTGATAATCCGAAAAATACGGAAGAAGTACGGGAATATCAAGATAAGCCCGGAGGGCAATTTCAAGAAGGTAATCCTGGCAAACCTAAAGGTGCTAAGAACAAATACACTATAGCGAAATTAGAGGAAGCTATTGAAGCGCAGGAAAAGATTGCTAAAGATGCTGGTGGAGTAGGTATGTTTGAACAATACGTAAAAATGGCTAGGGTAAACACTACTGTAATGATTTCACTTATGGGTAAGTTTATAGCTAATAAGGAAAAGATAGAACACTCCACAGACGGGCCTTTAGAAATCTCTATCAAACGAGCAGATGCCGAAGATAACAGTTGAAGTAACCCCGGTCTATGACTGGCTGGAAGCGTCCAAAGCAGAGATAAACATACTTAGGGGTGGCAGAGGGTCTAGCAAGAGTTACTCAACAGCACAGTTATTTGTTTTAAATAAACTTTGTACACTTGAAAATAAAACATTCGTTATAGCCAGAAAGACTTTACCGGCCCTAAGGAAGACTGCCATGAAGGACACTATGGACTTGGTAAGAGCGTACCAAATACCCCATAGTTTTAATAAGTCTGAATTGGAACTTAAGGTCGGTAGCAATATTTTATACTTCCTGTCAGTGGATGACCCGGAGAAGATCAAGTCACTCAACACAGATGATGTATGGCTGGAAGAAGCAACCGAGTTTAATTACGATGACTTTACACAGTTTAACTTAAGGTGTTCAGGCCAGATGTATCTGACTTTTAATCCAACGTCCTCCTTGCACTGGATTAAGAGGCTGTTGATTGAAAGCGGTAATTATGATGTAGGGGAAAATGTATCCACTTATAAGGATAACTTAAAGTTTATCCCGGAGCGTCAGATCAAGGCTATTAAGCAGTTGGAACATGAAGACGCTAATCTTTATGCTATTTACGGCAAAGGTGAGTGGGGCGAACTGGAGAATATTATTTATTCCGGCTGGGAAGTTAATCCAGAAATTGAATTAGATAAAGAAACCAAAAAATTATTTTATATTATTAGTAGAGACAAAAATAACAAAGTCATTGAAAAGCAACAGGTTAAAGAAATCACATACGGCATCGACTGGGGATTTTCAAGTCCGGCAGTGCTAGTGAAAATTTACTGGTTCGATGGGGACAAAGTAATATGGGAGGAATTGATTTATGAGGAAAGACTTACAACAGAAGACTTGCTTAAAAGAGCCAAAGAACTTATTAAACCCGAACACAGGGGTAGGGAAACTTATTGTGGAACAGATGAACCGGGCAGTATTGAAACTTTCTTCCAAGCCGGATTTAACGTCCACCAAGCGGTCACAAAAGTCAGAGACGGAATCAATTTCTGTAAATCCCACTTAATAGGAATTATAGGCGAGAGCCTAATCAAGGAAGCGCAGGGCTATAAGCGCAAGGAAGATAAAGACGGTATTGTTTTGGAGGAACCAGTGAAGTTTATGGATCACGGTATGGACGCTGGACGGTATGGAACCTACAGTGCAGCAAGGCATTACCAGTCGGCAGATACATTAATATCTAGCTTTAGATAGGGGGGAAATGGAATATATAATAATAGGAATTTTAGTTTTTTTAAATGTTGTGATGTTTACTTCTTTTCATTATTATTTACGCCGTCATTAATATGGTAGCTTACACATATCAAAGAGGACACAAAATAGAATTTTCAACGGATGCTAAAAGCTGGGTTTATTCTAATGACTTGTCTTCTATAGAAATAGAACGCCCATGTATTAGATGTGGGAAATTACCAACGATGTTAGGGCATGATTCTTGTTTAGGTCACATCGAACATGTAACAAGTGCTTGTTGTGGTCATGGCATTGAAAAGCCATTTATTATGAAAGATAATTAAGGAATCTTATGGCAATAGACTTTAAGAGATTTTTTGAGTTAGTATTCCCGGGCAGAGAGCCAAACTCGATATTTACCAATCACGACATAAAAGTACTAAACGAACTTATCCGCTATCAGGACTATTACGACAATGAAGTATTCCAGTATATCGTTAAGAAGTTCCCTGAATACGATGAGCAGCGGTCAGCACAGCTCCAATACAGACCCAGCCAGATACCGATAAACTATTCCCGGATGATAGTCAATAAGCTGTCCTCATTCCAGTTTACCGAACCTATTACGTTTCAGGTGGAAAAGGGCAATGGTAAGGTTGACGCTAAGTTGCAGACAGTTATGGAGGGTATTCATAATGACAACAATATGAACCTCAAACTAATGCAAGGGTCACAGGAGGCTAATATATCGGGTGGTGCTGGGATCAAGATCGTTTACGATGAGGACTTAAAACAAGTGCGGTTTTTGGTTAGACCCAGAATGGAAACATGGGTACTGACTGAACGTGATGACACCGAGAAGATAGTCAGGGTACACTTTGCTTTCTTTTTAGACGGTAAAGGTAAAAGGGTTTGGAAGCAGACATGGGAACTTAAACTAAATCCTCAAGGTGAAAAGGCTGTCTGGCTGGATGAGGCTATCTGGGACCTTACCGATACACCAAAAGTAGAAAAGCAGATATTTGAAGGCTTTGTGATGATAGGAAGTAAGTTTTTGACTTTCTTGCCTGTCTATATAATTCCTAATCTGCCACAGGTCAATAGGTCATGGGGGATATCTGAACTTAAGGACTTAATACCGATCATCGATGAACTTAACAAGAAGACATCGGATAGTGCAGATGCTTTGCGGTTCGAGATGTTTGCTATTACGATAATGATGAATATTAATCCAGCGAAGCAGAATGATAAAGAGGGTGGATTTGGACTAAAGACTAAACCGGGGGCGATGTGGAATCTTGCCGGAGGGTCACCGACATCAAACCTAAAACCAGAAGTATCTAAGCTGGAAAGTAATTTCAGCTATGTAGAATCATTAAAGCTACACATGGGAAATCTAAAATCGTTACTTTTTGAACTATCAAGCGTAGTACAGATAGATGATAAGATCAGTTCACTGGGTCCGATAAGCGGAGTAGCCTTAAAGCTCCTATTCGCAAACATGGCTATCAAGACCAATAACAAAAATACCGTTTGGGAACCTAAACTTGAAAAGATTTACCTCGATATGCTACGTCTTAAAGGGCTGCATGAGGGATTCGGGGTAGCTGATGATATTAAGGTGGATATTAAAATCAGTTCACCTATACCGCAGAATGAAGTTGAGAAGATGCAAGTTATATCAACTAAGATTTCCAGTAACCTTATATCGATTGAGCGAGCCATGAAAGAGATCGGAATTGTAGACACTAAGGCGGAAATGGCGAAGATTCTGGAAGAGGGTAAAGCTGACGATGAAATGTTAAATGACATAATGAACAGGACAAGTAATGAGTAAAAAACCACAAACATTCTGGGAAGGGCTTTTTAGGGTAGGCATATTGTTTGCCTGTATATTTGGTGTAATTTTTGTTATATATTTATTTATGACTTGTGGAATATAAATGGCAATCAGAGGCTCAAACGAATTCATAAGAGGACTGAATAAAATAAGGGACTTGACCCTTAAATTGGAGCGTAAGCAGGACAGGGAACTTGACAAGCTATTCGCTGATTTCTTTAGAAGCATCAATACCCAGTCTAAAGTGATACTGGCAGGGGAAGGTACGTTTACCGAAAAGCAAATGCTTATCCAGCCGATGCTTACCGAGAGCTTAGAGTTTATAGAAGAGTATAATAAATTTCTACTTGGTGCGATGCAGGAACATTCAGAGTTTGGGATATTAAACAATGAATTTATCCTGACTAAGTACCAAAAACGCTTAGAGGGTGTCGGGGTATTTGTGGCACTCACTAAAGGACTTGATAATATACCAGAGCGAGCGTTTACCCGGACAGTTGCAACCGCTGATTTCCCTGATGGTTTACGATTATCTAACCGAATATGGATTTTGAAGCGTAGAACTAGAGGGGAGATCAAGCGGATTATAAACGATACGATAATCCAGGGTGAGGCATCATCGAGTCAGGTTATGACCCAAAGATTGGCTAAACTTTTAAAGCCTGGACGTATTGGAATCAGGACAAGGCTACATGGTAGGAATGTTAGCTTTGACGCAGCCAGAATACTTAGGACTGAACGGACACTGGCTTACAGGCAGGCAGATTCGATGGCGGTTAAGACGAATGGCGGAGCAATCGGCATTAAGTGGAATATTGTAAACGATAATAGGACTACCACGATATGCAAGAACTTAAACAGTCAGGATGTCTGGGGACTGGGTGCAGGGGTTTATAAGATTGGGAATGAACCATATAATCCGCATCCACAGTGTAGATCATGGCCAACAGAAGTTGCAGTATCAAGCAAGCAATTTGTGGATAGTTGGCTTGCCGGAGATAAGACACCGGGCCAGAGTATAGCGAATGAGAATTTAAGGATAGAACCTACTAATGTGATACAGACGGTCAATACGGCACCGGGGATAGCAGACACAATAGGGACAGCAGCATGATACAAAAGACCAAAAAGGAAATATTTACTATACCAGTTTTGGATAGCAATACGAGATATTACACACCGTTATTTGTTGGCTATTTTAGAATAAATACTATTTGTAAAAATTGTTTAATTAAATTTTGTGTAGATTTTGAAAAGGGGACAATAGTTGACGATGTTTTAGATGATGTATTTTGTCCTAATTGTGATATTACGGGAATGGTAGAAAAAGATATTAACGCAGATTAATTTTTATATAACGTAGATTCATTCACCAGTAGGGGGTGGGTTTGCAAAGACCGAAAGGTGACGAAATGTCAGAAGGAAAAACAAGTGAAGAAATAGCAGCAGAAGAAGCTGCTGAAGAAGCCGCAAAAATAGCAGCAGAAGAAGCTGCAAAAAAAGCAGAAGAAGAGGGCAATGAATCAAATGACGATTTAGAAGCAACTAACAAGAGGTTGTTATCTGAATCAATTAAAAACAAAAAAGGTAGACAAAAGGCAGAGAAGGAATTAGAGAAGATCAGGGAAGAAAAGTTATCTGCTGATGAGAAGAAAGACCTTAAGATTAAAAAACTTGAGGAAGAAAAACTTGAATCTGATCAGAAGTTAAAAGCAGGTAATTTAGATTCTATGATTACAAACTATGCTTCCACTCTAGGATTTCAGGACTTAGATGTAGTAAAACTTATAGCCTTAAAAGACCTCGCTGATGAAGAGGAAGTTACCGAAGCTGATGTCAAGAGCGTGATTGATTCGATTGCTAAAGACAAACCCTACTTACTGGGTGGTTCAGACACTACCAAAGTAGGTGCAGGCAATTTTGAAGGCGGTAATCAAACACAAGGTGAGAAGTCCGCTGACGAAATGCTCAAAGATATAATGGTAAAAGGAACGAATTTTTAAAGTAGAAAAAGGTGATATAAGATGACAAGACCAGCAATAAAATCAAGTTCAAGCAATACGGCAGGTGGGTTTTTAGTACCAACACCCCTTGCGGATTTGATATGGAAGAACATTCAATGTAAAAGTGCTATAATCCCATTCCTTAAGAAAATACCTATGGGATCAGCGACCTTAAGGCTAAATGCTATTGACGATGAGCCTATTATGACATGGGTCGCAACTGAAGGTGGAGCTAAGACAGTATCAAATGAATCTATCAGGCAAGTCACATTAACTGCGGAAGAGTTGGCAGTTGTGGTACTTACCACTAAGATTCTTTTAGCAGATTCCAATATAGAGCTTATCTCAACAATCAGGGAAGAGATAGAAGATGCTATATTAAGGGCTTTAGAGCAATCATATATGGGTTATTATGCAGGAACACCATTTGCGCAGACCTTAACAGGGTCTACTCCGGCAGCACATACCATCGCATTTGGTACTCACGCAGACCTAATAGATGATATCAATGAGGCAGTAAATACTATTGAAGTACATGGACATTTCCAGAATATTGGATTTGTAGCCCATACTACTTTGATGGCAGATTTAAGAGGACTTAGGGATACAACCGGACAGCCAGTATTTAGGGCAGGTGCAGCAGATGAAACTCCAAGTACATTGTTTGGATATCCTATAAGGTTTACTTGCAATATGCAGCAGACAGGCTCACCAGCAGCTTATGAACTTCTTATAGCTGACTGGAAATATGTGCTTGAAGGTGTTAGAAACCAAGTCGAAATCGAGGTATTCAACACTGGTGTTGTAGGAGCGCATAACTTACTGACAGAGAATAAGATTGCGGTAAGGGCTTCTATCCGTAGAGGATTTGCGATAAGAGACGTCAACGCTCTCGCGAAAGTGACAGGATTGTAGAAACACAAATGCGTAAATGATTAATTTCCCCTCCCGACCAGCAGAGGGGTAGGCAATATGGCTTGCCCCTCGTAAAAAGAAAGGAATTATGAAAATAGAATTTATACGAAAATTTAAGGGTAAGAGTATCGGTGATATAGAAGATTGCCCTGATAGAGTGGCACATAGATTCGTGAATAAAGGTATGGCTAAGTTTGTTAAAGTAAAACCCAAAAAGAAAGCCAGCAAAAAGAATGTCAATAGATGGAATAGTTAAAACCGATTATCGTCAAGATTATGTACAATATATCTTGAATGATAAATACCTCAACTGCCAGCGGTGTAAAAAGTACCGCAATGTTTTAGAGTACGGTTGCGGTAACGGGGAGTTTACAAAGCATATAGCACGGGAATATAAGGCAGTATATGTTGTCGAGAACTCAACTGATCTAATCGAGAAAGCCAAAGAGAACTTAAGTGCTTTTAGTAATGTATTTTATGTCCCTGATGGCAGCAAGCTAAAGATTGACTATGTGTTTTCTTATAGCAAATTACACCTACTGCCCAAAGAGCTTATACAGAAAAAGCTTGAATGGTTCCATAAGATAATGAGGCACAAGGGGATACTAAAGATAAGGCTTATCGGTATGCCTGATGGATTAAGCGAATTTTACACAATGGAAGATGCCTGTCATCTGTCGCAGGAGACTAATTTTAGGATATTTAAGACATACGGAGAGGGCAGGGATGATTTCTGGTTATGGATGGCAAAATTGTAATAAAGAAGCAGACCAATTACCAGGGTAAGTTATTACTGTCAGGGGATAGGATAACAGTACCTCTCAAGATAGAAGAACGATGGATACGAAACGGGATAGCACAATATGTCCCGAGTCTTGAGAAACCGACTATTAAGAGTTTTGAGAAATCTAGTCTGGATGTTAAAGTAGAAAAGAATAAGCCGACTAGCATAATAATCCCAGCTTGCGGATGCCTGGATTTTCTAAGGAATTGTATCGATAGCATTGTAAGGCATACTAATAATTACGAGATCATAGTCATTGACAATGCAACACCTAACACACCAATAAGTAAGCACATTGATATTCTAAATGATTTTGATTTGACTATCGTAACCAATAAAAAGAATATGGGTTTCGGGTACGCCTGTAATCAGGGGATCAAGATTGCCAAGTATGACTATATCTGTTTTTTAAATTCAGATACCTTAGTGACCCCGAACTGGTTGCATAAATTACAGAAATGCTTTACTAAGGTGAAAGACAAGGTTTCTTTTGCGTCACCTACTACGTGCCATTCCCGAGGGCGACAGTGCGATAAGGCTTTATTCAGGAAAGCCCATGTGATGACCCATACAGATATCATGGCATATACGAATAGGCTTGAGGAGGGTTACGAGCAGACCGAGATTTACGGTTTCTGTATGCTGGCTAAAAAAGAGTTGTTTAAAAAGGTCGGTGTATTTGATTATAAGAGATACGGGTTAGGGAATTGTGAAGAAACTGACCTGCAGTGGAGGGCTGAACAATCCGGCTATAAAAGCTGGTGGGTCAAAGGTGCTTATGTCCATCACTACGGGCATGAGACATTTAAGCGGTTGGAGATAGAGACTAATTTAAGATTTAATGAAAATGTATTTGCGGAGCGTAAAAAAGATAAAAATTTGTTCATTGAAAACGATGTTATAGTCGATGATGTTATAAAGGTGGGTAAGCCTAAACTTAAAAAGACCATCGACAGCGTAAAGATAGGTTTTGTACCTCACCATAATATCCATGCACTCTGTTTCAGGATTTCAGCAGGAACCAGAATCAGGGTCCTGAACATAGTAAAACATCTTAAAAACTCAATAGTAAGTTATAACTTTAATGATCTGAAAGAATGTCAGGCGGTCATATTTCAGGCTAAGTGGGCTGATTCAGATGTCATACTTGCTAAGAAACTAAAAGAGCATGGGGTAAAACTGTTCTTTGACACCACTGATCCTCACTGGGATATAAATTTTGATCCTAACGGCAGGCATAAAAAAGCACTGGAAAGACTTATTAGATATGTCGATGTAATGATATTGCCTACTGAACTGCTTAAAGAATCATTTTTAAAATACAGGCAGGATATACGGGTAGAGGTCTTACCGGACAGCATAGACTTAAGTAAGCATACCAAAACTAAAAAGCATACTAAAAAAGACAAATATACAATAGTCTGGTTTGGATGCAGGTCAAATGTATGTCAGGTGGACACTGCAAGGGAAGATTTAGAGAAACTGGGTAAAGAATTTGACATTAAGCTGATAGCGGTCTTTGACAAATATTTTAAAGAGAAAATCAAGCCGTTTAATAACATTAAACTTGAGACCAGGGACTGGACAGATGACGAGACCATAAAGGCAATACTTGAAAGTGATGTAGCCATAAATCCACGGTACGATGACTGGAAGAAATACAAGTCCAGGAATAAAACTATTAAGGTTCTGGCTCTGGGTGTTCCATGCGTAGAAAGAGACTTCTATAAAGAAATCAAAAAGTATTTATTGTCTGCCAGTTTGAGAAATAAGGACGGTAAGAAGGGCAAGGAGACGGCTAAAGAGTTTGGCAGTAAACGGATTGCAAAGAGACTGGTCGATTTATGCAGTGTAAAGAAACCTGACATTATAAAGAAGAAAAAAATTGCAGTCATTACAGCAATAGCCGGGGGATTTGATCACTTACATGACCCAGAACACTATGAGAACAATGTAGATTATTTTGCTTATATAGACAGTGACGAGAAATCCGATATATGGGATGTAACCAAAATAGAATATACGCATTTTAAACAGCCCCGAATGACAGCAAAAATCTATAAAATCCTCACCCACAGGTATTGCGATTATGACTATACGGTATGGATAGACGGGTCGATAGGGATAAGAGGCTCGGTTACTGAAATGGTGGATAAGTTCTTAAAAGATGCGGACATGGCTTTGTTTAAACACAAAATGCGGAATTGTGTCTATGAGGAGCACATTGCATCACTGGGAAATAAGCGTCACGGCACAGGGGAGCCTAACAGCATAAGGGAGAAAAGGACGGCCAGATATAAGGCCGAGGGACTTCCGGCAAAGTCCGGCCTGTACGAATGTACCATCATCTTAAGGAAAAACAATGCGAAAATTAGAAATTTCAACCGCCAGTGGTGGGAAGAGGTATCGGCTCATTCGTCATCAGACCAGATAGCATTTATGTATTGTTTATGGAAGAACCCCGGTATAAAAGTGGCTACTATAACACCGGGAAACAATCACGATAGTAAATGGCTATATTATATCGAACACGGGCAGAAATAATGTACGAAGATGAAAGAGAAAGATTTAAGAGGGTACACGGGTATGATCTAAACCTTGATGACCCTAAGTCTTTTAATGAGAAAGTTGTATTTAAGAAACTATTTGACCGGGACCCGCTCCTTATAATGACCTCCGATAAATACAGGGTCAGGGGGTTTATAAGAGACCGCATAGGATGGGAAGCCGACAATCACTTAGTCCCCTTGTTGTATGTGACTGATGACCCGGAGAAATTATGTAAGTTCGATGGGCAGTATATCATCAAACCGAATAATGGTGCTGGCAGGTGGATAATTGTTGAGGAGATTGACGGTAAGAAAAGATACATAGTCGATAGGATAGGACAGTTCTTTGATATAAGCTTAAGGGAAATAATCATGCACTGTAAGAATTGGTTTAAGACGGTCCACGGTGCAGAGTGGTATGAGTGGTCTTACGGGATGATTAATCCTTTAGTCGTTGTTGAAAAACTACTCTATGACAATGATGATATCCCATACAGTTATAAGTTTTGTATGTTTGACGGCAAGTGCAAGATGATATACGCACTCAACCGGGATGATATAACGATAAGCCTTTATGATGAGAATTGGAATTTACTTCCTGTCGCAAGGAAAGGACATCCTGTAGGGGTAGTAAAAGATAAGCCTGAATCTTTTGATAAGATGATAGGATTTGCTGAAAAGCTAAGTAAAGGGTTCGACTTTGTCAGGATAGATTTCTTCCTTGTTGACAACTATGTCTACTTTGGGGAAATGACCCACTACCCGGGTTCAGGTCATGGAGTGTTTGAGCCTAAAGAATATGATTTTGAGTTAGGAGAATTTTGGAAGTAATAGACATCTATAAGTGGGCTAAAGAAAACCATGTAGCGAGGGCATCGGCTATACCGGATTTAAAAGGGTCGGGCAAGTTTCTAAGTGATTTGAAGATAGATACTGCTGTTGAGATAGGAACCTGTTATGGTATTAGCGCAGCACATTTGGCACAGTATGTTAAAAAGTTACACACCTTTGACGTTCAAGAGTTTCCATGCAGGCAGTTGATATGGGACACTTTAGGGTTATCTGATAAGATATCTTTCCACTTAATAGAGGACAGGAGAGCCACTAGAAAGATACTGCAGTCAGTAGATTTTGATTTTGCTTTTATAGATGCCAGACATGAAGTTAAAGAAGTAATAAAAGATCATAGGCTTGTAAAGAGATGCGGTAGGGTGTTGTTCCACGATGTCGACTCTAAAAGATATCCTGATAATCATAAGTTTCTTAAAATGATCGGTGGCAAAATGATTTTTAATAATGTTGGATACTGGGAAGAAAATGGCAGATAAATTTGATGGCATGCTCCTTGACATAAACAATAACTGTAATATCCGGTGCAGGTTTTGTATCAATGATTGGACTAAGCCTAAAAAGACGGTTTACATGAATGAGACTACTTACGATAAAGCTTTGGGGATGTTGCCACTTGTAAAACGTGGCTTTATGTCATGTGCTTTTGAGCCGACAATCCACCCAGAATGGATTAAGCTCTTCAAAAAGATACC